CCACGATCATCGCCGTCACGCTGGGCAAGCCGGGCGAGGCGTCGTTCGTGGAGCAGAACGAGCATTACCGTGCGCTGCTGGACGCCACGCTCGCCGACGACAGCGGGTCCTCGCCGATGGAGAAGGCGACGGCGATCCAGCAGTATCAGGACTGGCTGACGAACACCGGTGCGCCGATCCTCGCGCGCACGCTGCCCGCAGGCTCGCTGGACCCGAGGTCGAACAACTTCAACCCCACGGCGACCGGCATCTACGGCCGGATCGAGGGCACGCTCGCCGCGCTCCGTGGTGAGAAGGGCGCGGGCCAGACGCTGAAGGATGACCTGCTCGCGCAGGGCACGCAGGAGGCAGGCGAGTCCAGCGATGCGGCCACGCTGTCCGAGGCTGCGGCCGACAACCGGTTCATCATGGACAACATCGCCAACGGGAACGCCATCGTGGTCCGAACGTCGGGCACGGGCAAGAACCAAGTGCCCGACCCCAAGGGCAACAACTGGACGGCGTTCGCCCGGGACGCGCCCGAGGTGGCGGGCAACGACGACCTGATCCCGGTGCCCGTGTCGGCGCACGGGACGTACACCTCCAGCGACGGCAAGTACACGATGGGCGGGCGCGAGGGCGAGGTCCGCTACACGGTCGCGACGGCGCTGAAGGTGCGCCAGACCGCGTATCAGGATCAGGCCACGGGTGCGTTCACGGGTGCCGTGAAGCCATGGGAGGGGATGGACGAAACCATCGGCAAGCAGGTCGACATCACCGGACCCGGCGGGCAGACGATCACCGTCTACGGCACCTACCAGAACGGGGCGCTGGTCTGGTCGACCATCAACCCACTGGTCGGGATCGGCACGGAGGGTGCCCCGGCCCGGACCATCGATGCCGACGGCTCGGTCGTGTACACGTACTCGGCGAGGCAGCAGCCGGTCAGTGGTCCGAAGGCAGCGGGCGCACCGAAGTTGGGTTACAACCCGCAGGACTACGTGAACTCGGCTGCCCTGACCTCGCCCGACACCAAGGCGAACTGGAACTACGCCAACGACAAGCAGACGGCGTTCTCCTCGCCCATCGCCGCACTGGCGAACTCGTCATCGGAACACATGAAGTACGTCGCCACCGAGGTCGGGGCCGACGCCGTGAAGAAGGCCGAGACGGAGTGGTACTCCGATCCCAAGAAGTGGACGGCCTCCATGCGGCAGGACTACGGCACGGCCATCGCGGGCGGGGTACGGCCGGAGGATGCCGCTGCTGCCGTGGTCGACCGCCAGTCGACCCAGTTGGTGAACACGATCCAGTTCAACCTCAACTACGGGTACACCCCGGAGCAGCAGAGCAACACCCGCGCCGCGCTGAAGTTGCGCGCCGAGACGGAGGCCGCGACCCGGCAGGGCCTGTCGCTGGCCGAGTTCCGCCGTCAGGGTCTGGTGTCGGCCGAAACCGCCGCTCGCGACGACCTCGTCGCCAAGTTGGGCGACTGGGGCGTCAGCAAGGAGCAGCAGAAGATTCCGGGCATGTACGCGACCAGTGGGATGATGGGCGCGAACTACATCCCGGGCCAGACCGTCGCCAAGCCGTCCCAGTTGCCGAAGGGCTGGTCGGCGGGTGACCTGCTGTCGCAGCCGGGCATGAGCCTCACGGCCGCCAACGACCTCGCCTACCGGATCAGCAAGGGTGCGGTCGGCACGCCGTTCTCCTACGCGGGTGGAGCGACCCAGCAGTGGCCGCTCATCCCCGGCGCACAGCCGGTCACGGTCACCAAGCCCGGCCAGAACCCGTTCATGCCGAAGCCCGGCCAGACCCCGGGCGCGAAGCCGTACGGTGGGTACGCGCCGCCTGCGCCTCGTCCGATGCAAGGCCCGCCGAAGCCCGTCGCGCCACGGCCTGCCCCGAAGCCGAGGCAGCCGGATGAGGACAGGGAGGTGAACCCGTATACCGGCTTCACCGTCCCGAAGGCTTCGGCACCGCTGCCGAAGCGTGAAAGCGTCGTGTTCAACAAGGGCGGGCGGTAGGTGCCGCCCCTGACACGATCAGGGGGTGTGCAGCCGCCGATGGGACTCGGTGACTGGGGCAGGCAGGCGATGCCCGCCATGCAGTCGTCGTTCACGGCCGCGCCGCAGGTCGCCCGTGGTCCGGTGCTGAAGGTCAACTCCGACTTCGCCCAGCGGTACGCCTCGACCACGAACCCCGACCGGCCGTACAAGGACATCGGCAAGCAGACGCTGAACCTCACCCGGCCGGGCGCGTTCGCCGCTAACTTGCCCAGCGCAGGCGGGTTCGTGGAGGGGTTCGGCGCGGGCGCTGGCCGGGTCGTGGGCGGCATGTTCGGGCAGGCCGACTTGGGAGCCAACATCGGGCGAGGGATCGGGCACATCCCGCAGGTGGGCCTCGACGCGGTCGGTGGGGTGCTGGGCAACATGCCTGCGCTGCCGTTCCTGCCGGGCGGTGGTGGCGTGCCCGGGGCCTCGCTCCTTCGGGCCACGGACGAGGAGCGCAGTGCGTTCTTCAAGGAGTGGCAGGGCAACCCGTTTGGCCTGATGAAGGCACTGGGCGAACACGATAAGGAGGACTGGGCCAAGCAGATCGAGGAGGGCGGGATCAGCCCGATCCTCCGGTCGCTCGGCCCGTCCACCAACGCGGGCGAGCAGTTGATGAACACGCTGGGCATCTTCGGCCTCCCCAGCGACCTCATCCAGCGCGGCTACGCCGGTGGTCCCGGTGCGGCCATCGACCGGGTGATGAACGCACCAGAGGAAGACCTCAATCCCGAGGTCATCGCGCTGCGCGAACGCTTCAAGGCGGGCGAGATCAAGGAGGACCGGTTCCTCGATGAACTGGTCGTCAACGGCGCGGGCTACTCCAACAACTGGGTCGTCAACCTGCTCGGCTCGGCCGTTCTCGACCCGGCCAACCTCGCGTTCGGCGCGGGCACAGCCATTGGACTGGCGTCGAAGGGAGCCGGTGCTGCACGGGCTGTCCGGTTCGTGGACGAACTGGGCGAGACGGGGGTCCGGGCGCTGACCCGGCAGGTCGCGGAGCGGTCGGTTGCCGAGGGCGGGGCGGCCATCTCCGAGGCTGCCGTCACGCCGTACCAGATCATGGAAGAGGCCATTCGGACGGGCGCGCACTCCGATGTCCTCGCCCGTGCAACGAAGGCGCTCCCGGCCCGCCAGCAGGCTGCGCTCCACCCCGGGTTCGCCCGGCTGGAGAAGATCGCCGACTTCACGCAGGGCATCCTCGACCCGACGAACCTGATCGGGCGGCGTGGGTCGAAGCCGATCACCAACGCGTACCTGTCGCGCGAGGGGACGAAGGGCATCGCGCAGGGCTACGGGATCGAGAACTACTCCCGGCTCGGGGATGCGCTCGACGTGGTCGGTAAGGGCGACCTGTTCGATGAGGGCATGGGCTACTTCGGCGCGCAGGAGGGGCTGCTCATGGCGGGGGACAGCCTCGCCGATGACGTGATCGCCACACGCCGCCTGTCCGACGCCCGGCCGACCAAGGTCGCTCAGGCCCGTGCCGGGGTCGGGGCGCAGAACTACGCCATGAAGATGGAGAGGTGGATCGGCCGCCGCAAGGCCGACCTCGCCATCCTGACCGGTGGCACGAAGGAGGAGGCGCTGGCCCGGGCGCACACACACGCCAAGGACCGCCTCACCCGGCTGGGCCTGTCCGGGGATCAGGCCGATGCGGTGCTGCGGCGGCTGGGAGGCAACGAGGACGCGTACTCGCTGGTCGACGCGATGTACTTCGGCAACCGGATCAAGACCCACAACGCAGCGAAGCGGGCTGCCCGGGAGACGCTGAACTCCCAGATCGCCAACAACGCCGACGGGCTGCCCACCAAGGCGCAGGCCGCGCGCATGGACACCGTTGATCGGACCACGCTCATCGGGCCACGGGAACTCACCGACCTCCGCGCCAAGAACCTGCGCGACGCGCTGAACACCGGGGACATCGAGGCTGTCCGCACCGCCGTTCGCCAGTACGACATCCTCGCCGTCGAGTTCCTTGCTGACGGGACCGACGAGGCCGTCCTGCTGGCGGGCGTCAAGTCGTGGCTCGATGAGTTCGAAGGCAGCCTGACCAAGGAACTCGATGACGAGGCGCTGAGGCGGCTGCCGGGCGAGATCGTCGCCGATGCGCAGCGCGGTGACGGGTATGTCTACGGCCTGCGCCCCGAGGGCGAGGACGAGTGGCGGATCGTCACCCACGCCGAGGACGATCTGGAGAACGGGATCAGGGCCGGTGACATCAAGCATGCCCGGCCGTGGGTCGACATCACTGGGGACCGGGCCGAGACGTGGAACCTGCGCTTCCGTGACCCGATGGACCGCAACCGCATCAAGTCCATGGCGAACACGCTGGAGCGCAAGACCCGGCTGATGGGCCAGCAGATCACGTCGGACAAGATCGACCGCGAGTCACGCCGCCGGTTCGTGGAAGGCGCGATGACCCGTGGTGCGAAGCCGGTGGACGAGGGCGGGCAGGGCCTGACGGTCAACGAGGCCCGCGACCTGTACGACGCCGTGAAGCGGCAGGCACTGGAGACGGGAGCCGCGCCCCGTGGCCTGATGATCGGTGAGTTCGACCGGGTCATCGCCGCGAACAAGGCCGCGTCCCGGGTTGGCCTCTCCGGGCACGACCTCCAGATGCTCACGCTCCAGTCGTTCGAAGGCAACGTGGGCACGGTCGGCCTGACCCAGAAGTTGTCGGGCAAGGCCAAGACCGAACTCGCCAACATCCCGCTCATGCCGTCGAACTTCCTCGGCATCGTGGCTGAGCGGATGTACCCGCTCGTCCGGTTCTCGATCAACCCCGTGTTCCAGATGCAGGAGTGGGTCGAGCCGTGGGTGTTCAGCGCAGCGCGCGGACGGCAGGCCCGGCTGACCGGCCAGTGGAAGAACCCGATCACCGGCGAGACGGTGACGCTGGACGACGTGCAGATGATCCAGCAGCACCTGATGGAGCGGTACAAGGCGTCGTCGCCCGAGGCCCAGTTCGACATGATGGAGCGGTCGCTGGTCTACCTCAGTGGCGCGAAGGCCGCGAAGCAGGCCGCCGCCGCTGTCGACCGGAACATGCTCCGGCAGGCGATCCACAACGTCTCGGTCCTGAACGTCCATGAGCGCAAGGCGGCTGCCCAGTCCGAGATGTTCCGGTACTTCCTCGGCCCGATGCTGAAGGACCAGTTCGACCAGATCAACCCGAACATCTGGCTCGATCTGGAGAAGACCTTCGGCACCACGGATCAGGGACAGATCGCCGTCCGTTGGCTGGTCGAGAAGGACAAGTGGGCGAACGCCGATCCCCGGGTCGCCTACCACCTGATGGACGCGGCCAAGGAACCGGCCATGGGTGCGCGAGCGGCGGTGAACTTGGAGGAGAACGCACGGGTCGCGTTCAACACCAGCCGTGAGGCGATCAACCATCGGGTCACGACCGGCGCGCTCAGTCGCGACGAGTTCGTGGACACGATGCGTGAACTGGGTGCCCATCAGGACTACATCGAGCGGACGTGGAAGGCCACCCAGTTCGAAGTGAAGACGGGCGGGGTCGACCAGTGGTGGGATGACGCCGTCCCGCTGGTGGCCGGAGGCAAGCCCGAGGTCACCGCCGTGCGCAAGATCGTGCAGGCGCTGGCCGATACGCAGGGCATCAGCGAGACGGAACTGCTGTCGCGCACGATGCAGTCCAGCCCGGTCAGCCTGATGCACGACGACCTGATCAGCGCGACCGAGGCTGACCTCGCTGCGTGGGGCACCCTGCTCCAGCAGAACAAGCGGCTGGTCAACTACTACCGGGTGGCCGAGGACGGCGCGGTCAGTGTGGATCAGGTGGCCGTCGAGGTGGCCGACGACGAGTTCCTGAGCGCGGCCATGAACCCACCGGCCAGCATCCCGGTCGAGCAGCACGGCAACATCGCGGACATGCAGAAGGTCCAGTTCGGCGAGGGCGGTCGCACGATGTGGGTGCCCGGTGGCGAGGCGGCGCTGCGCGATCTGGAGACGCCGTGGACGGCATGGGAGGCGCACGTCCTCCGGTCACAGGTGCTGAACCCGGTCGACCTGAAGGACCCGGCGCTGAAGCACGCGCTGGACGAGAAGATGTGGCGCGGCCACACCATCGACATGGAGTCGACCGATCCCGACGCCGTCGCCCGCCTGTTCAACAACTACAACATGGCGCTCCACTCGGCCCAGATGACGCTGACCCGGAACGAGATGGTCGCGACCCGGTTCCGGGTAGCGAACCGGGCCGAACTGGAGTCGCTGGTCGCTGACGCCACGGCCCTTCGGAACACCATCGAGCGGGCTGTCGGGCGCAAGGCGACGGTCAACGAGATGGGCCTCGCCTACTCGACCCAGCCCGGCATCAGCCATTACATCCCGCTCGATGACCGGCTGCGCCACATGGGCGCGAACATGCTGCCGGAGCGGGTTGGACCTGACGGCAAGACCATCGCGTCCACCCAGTCGCTGGTCGAGGAGCGGGCCACGGTCGCCAGCATGTACCTGCGTGGGACCACGAAGGAACAGCGTGCCCGGTACACCCAGATGGAGGAGGCGGGCAGCGAGTACGTTGCCCAGCACGGGTCGACGGGGCCGCTTCACAACTGGGCCATCGAGCAGATCGCGGACACCATCGAGAAGGGCGGCATCGACGCACTGGACACGATGGACCCGATCTTTAGGGTGAAGCGGGCTGCGCTGATCAAGGAGGCCGACCGGCCTGCGCTGCTGGAGGCAGCCGCGAAGTTGGCCGAGGACCCGATGGACGCTGCCGCGCGTGCGGTCATCGCGCCCTACGCCACCCGCTGGAAGGGCCACGACGGAGACATCATCTTCAAGCCGTGGAACGTGAACGGGGCTGGCCTCCCGGCGGGCAAGAACATCGACGGGGCGGGGATGTTCCATGGCGATCAGGACACGTTCGCGTACCTGAAGAACGATGACGTGGCGTGGCGCTCGACCGCCACCAACGCGAACATGGGTCGCTCGCTCCTGATGGCGCAGGACATGCTCGCCAACCCGGACTTCTTCGTCCGTCGGCGCGGGACCCAGTTCGCCCCGGCCGGGGCGACCGAGGACCTGACGCCGTTCCAGCCCGCGCGCTTCGGGACCGATGCCCGGGGCAACGCCACCATCCCCGAGAAGTTCCAGTCCGAGGAGGGCTTCGTCTACCGGGTCGCGCCGCAGCAGCGGGCCGGTTCCAACTGGAAGGTCGGCGAGTACGTCGCCCGGCATCCGGCCACGATCTACGCCGAGAACGAGAACTCGGTCGTCCTGCGCGTGCGTCAGGACAAGATGTCGTGGGACGAGGCCGTGAGCGGCGTGGATGCATCGCAGAACCTGCGGGCCAAGGGCGCTGTCCATGCCGGGGACGTGGAGATCATGGCCGCCGACGGAACGTGGCACCCGGTCCTCGACACGGTCGAGTCGGCCTTGGAGCCGCTGGACGAGTTCGGTGAGCGGATCAGCCATCGCACCAACGGTCTGAGCCTGAAGACCGGGTTCTTCGGGGCTGATCTCGGTGACCCGCTGAACTTCCCCAAGGGCGTCCACGACCTGCACATGGTCGGTGACCTGACCGAGTGGATGTACTACACCAAGGGCGCGAAGGGGAAGAACGCCGAGTGGCGGAACTGGCTCGCCACCCTCAGTGCCGAGAAGCAGGCGCTGATCCAGAAGTGGATCGGCACTGGTGCCCCGCGTGGTGCGGGCGTGTTCAAGTGGGCCGAGGCGCAGGGCGTGGACATCAAGTTCGTGCCCGGTGAGGGCCAGCGTGCTGCGCTCGATGCTGGGACGGTGGCCGAGAAGGCCGCGTGGGTGCGGCGCAGGCTGGACGAGGCTGTCGCCGATGAGAGCAAGCCGGGCATCACGACCATGCAGCGTGACCGGATGGAGCGGATGTACCGCACCGACGAGGAGTGGGCCGACCTCTACGACCGCGACCTGAAGATGTTCGGCGGGGACTACGAGGTCTTTGAGAACACCATGTCGCGGCGCAAGGCCGAGGCCGAGGCGATCCCCGGACCCGAGGCCGAGGGCCTGAAGCGCCACGGCAACGGCGGCTACCAGTGGAAGTTGTGGGACGAGCGCCGCCACATCTGGGACCCGGAGACGACGGCATTCGCATCGAGCCACGCCATGCCGAGGCGCGACATTCGGTACTACGCATCGTCCGATGACGGTCACAACCTTGCCGGGTTCTACAAGAACGAGGGCCAGCCGTCGGTCGAGGAGGCGGGCTACTCGGTCCTCGACCCGGTCAACACGATCATGGCCCAGCAGGATGGCCGGGTGATCCGTGGCGCGACGATCATGACCGACACGGGCGACAAGATCATCGGCCTGACGCAGTACCGGAACCGGTCGACGTTCCTCCATGAGATCACCCACGCCGTGATCGAGCCGCTGGTGACCGACCCGTCGATGAAGCGGGTCGTGTTCGAAGACCTCAACCGGGTGATCGATGAGCGCAACGCCACGCTGATCACCCGGACGGGTGAGCTGCGGACGCAGTTGGACGAGATCACCAACGTCGTCGCCGACCGGGAGAACGTGGTCATCGAGGCACAGACCGCGACCAAGGTTGCCAAGAGCGACCTCGATGTTGCGGCCACGACACTGCGGCAGGCCGAGGCCAAGGCGGCTGACCTGACCGACCGGGTCACGATGCAGCAGGGCGCGCTGAAGCAGTTGCGGAAGGACGCGCCCGCCAAGCGCAAGGCGGCGAACGCCCGGAAGTACCCGTCGGAGCGTCAGCGGGGCCTCGACGCAGTCGAGGGCGCGCTGACCCGCGAGCAGGAGAAACTGGACGCGCTGATCAAGTCACGCGATGAAGCCACGGCCGCCGTCGAGCCTGCCCGGTCGGCGCATGTGTCTGCGTCAGAACTCCATGTGGCCCTGTCAGAACACCTTCGGGTATCGCAGACCGAACTTGCGGCGCGCAAGGCCGAGGGTGCGGCTATCCGCAAGGAGTACGACGAGGTCGCGACCCGCATGCCCGAGGCCCGGAAGTTCGGCTGGGACCGGGAGACGAGCGAACACTTTGCGGACGAGTTCGGGAAGTGGCTGGCGACCGGTGAGGCGAAGAACCCCAAGATGCGGGACGCGTTCGCCTACTTCCGCAAGGTCCTGATCCGCATCTTCGAATGGGCCAAGGCCAACCCCAAGGCCAAGGTCAGCCCCGAGTTGGAGCAGTTGTTCAACGACCTCACGATGCCGATCCAGCGCGAGCGCGAGGCGCTGGCGAACGCCGTCCCGTTCGACGCGACCGACGAGATGATGCACGCGGCGGGCATCCAGTCCGTGGTCGACGCGGAGGACGCGGCCTTCACCAACGTCCAGTTCCGGCGCAACCGGTCGTGGCTGGAGCGGTCGGTCAACCACCCGTACATGGGCATGTACCCGGCCTCGTACATGTGGGGCAAGGTCGCGCCCGAGATGGTCCGCGCGCTGTCGGTCAACCCGTTCGGCCTGCCGGTCCCGTTCCTGACCAAGCCGGTGAAGATCAACGGCGTCGAGTACGGCCTGCACGGCTCGCCGTTCTACGGGTTCGTCAACGCCAACCGGGTCCAGAACGCCATCGAACTCCAGAAGGACAGCGATCCCGAGTTCAACGCCAACGTCAACGACCCGAAGAACGACAAGGTCTTCCGCAACTTCATGATGTTCCTGCCCGCGTCTCCGTGGGACGCGCCCGCCAACTTCCCACTGTGGTCCCGGCGCGTGGCCGAGTACGGCGCGGAGACGATTGACGAGCCGCTGACGAAGCAGGGCAAGCCGAAGGAGTTCAACATCGCGAAGACGGGCAGCGAGATCGTGTCCTACGCCTTCGGTCCCAAGGCCGGGTTCGACTGGATCGATGACATGGCGAAGGCCACCCGGGCACCGTTCCTTGGCGGCGACGAGGAGAACGCGCTCACGCCACAGGCGCTCTCGCTGGGACCGGGCGGGGCCGTCCCGGTGGAGGAGCGGCTGACCGAAGCGGCGACCCAGTTACAGCAGCAACTTCCGCAGCCCCCGCAACCGTGACATGATGCCTTGACGCCACGCGGTGGCGGCATCACAGTGAGGAGAACAGAGTGACCGAGGAACGCCAGACCGACGCCACGGCTGACGACGCAGGCACCACGGGCGAGCAGCCCGTCGAGTCGAGCGGCGCTCAGACCGTCGAAGAGGTCGAAGCCTTCTGGAGGAACCGCTCTAGCGGCAAGGACAAGGCCCACAACGCGGAGACGGCCGCCCTTCATGCGCAGATCGAGGCGCTGAAGGCCCAGCCCGCTCCAGCGCCTGTCGGTGAGTCCCCCGAGGCGGCACGGATCAGGGAACTGGAGCAGAACCTCCAGCAGGAACGGGTTGCCCGCGCGTCAGCCCAACTCCAAGCCCAGTACCCGATGGCCGCAGGCATTCTCGGTGACTCCATCGCCAACCTGCCACCCGAGAAGGTCGCCGCCATCGAGGCGTGGGCCGAAAGCGGGGCACCAGCGCAGCCCGGGAGCCACCCGATCATCGATCCGAACGCGGCTCCACGGCGCAGCCCCGGCATCCCCGGTGGTCTGAACAGCCAGAAGCCGCTCAACGAGAAGTCCAAGGATGAACTCCTCGGCGACCTCCGGCGACTGGCTCCGGCCGTGCAGGAGGCGATGAAGGAGGGCACCTTCTAGTCGAAGGGAACTCGGCTCATGCCGCTTACCGGCGGGAACCAAGGCGGCGGTATTGTCCAGACCGCTGCTGGCACCGAACCGATCATCGTCTCCAACGCAGGCACCCTTGGTGCTGGCGTCCCCGGCACCGCCTTCGCCACTGGCGGTGGCCTGAACGCCGACTTCGCGAAGGTCGTCACGGCCCTCGTCGTCCGCAACACGCTCGACACGCTCCGCAACAAGGCCGTGTTCGCGCAGGCGGGCAACCAGCCGCTGATGGCGTCGCACGTCCCGGGCACGAACGCGTTCGTGTACACGGGCTTCGCTGACCTGACGGCAGCCGTCGAACTCCTTGAAGGCGTCCCGCCCGAGACGGAGAAGATGCTGTTCGACACCTTCTCCTTCACGGGGAAGCAGGTCGGCAAGACCACCGCGATCACCGATCTGGCCGAGATTTTCTCGCCGTTCGACCTGTACGCCAAGGCCAGCGAGAAGTTGGCGTGGAACGCGGTCGACTACGTCGAGACGACCCTCGGCACGCTGCTCCTCACCGCCCCCGCGCTGACCATCGCTGCCACCGGGTACGCGCAGGGCATCGTGGAGGCCGTCACCAAGGCCAAGCGGGCGAACGTGCCGACCTTCGCGGACGGCTACTACCACGCCTTTATCGCCCCGGAGACGAGCCAGTTGGTGATGACGCAGGTCGGTGAACTCGGCTGGACGGACACCAAGAAGTACGCCGATACGTCGGCCCTTCTCAACGGCGAGATCGGCTCGTTCCGTGGCGTCCGGTTCATCGAGACGAACCGCCTGCCCAGCACCCCGGCGCAGATCATCATCTTCGGCCCCGAGGCGTACGTCGCGGGCGACTGGTCGACCATCGAGGCGTACCGCGTCGGACGCGGTGGCGATCATGCCGACCCGCTCGCGCAGCGCGCCATCATGGGCTGGAAGGGCATGATGGGCTACGCCCTCACCGCCTTCGACGGCTCCCCGGCCATGGGTCCCGCGACCAACACGACGGGTGCCCGGGCCTACAAGGCCACCATCGTTCCGTAACCACCCGCTCCAGACCGGGAGGAGGGCACGCACTTCCTCCTCCCGGTCCTAACACCGAGGTGGTTCGATGGCGACACTGGAAGAACTGGTCGGGGGTGTCTATCGCGACCTCGCCGACGAGGCGCAGGAGGTGTTCTCGACCGTGCAGGTCGAGGACTTCGTTCGTGGTGGGATCGTTGAACTGAACCGCGTGTGCCCATCGGACACGATCTACGACATCCCGTTGGAGGTCGATCCCGAGACGGGCGACATCACCCAGAACGTGTATGACGTGCCCATCGAACTGCCCTACCGGGTCGAGGTGAAGCGGGCCTCCGACGGGTACGCCTTCAACATCAGCGAACCCATCGACGGCTGGCAGGGCAGTGGCGGGATCGACTTCCGCAAGACGGCCGGTGGCGGGACCATCGAGTTCCCCGTCTGGTACCTGCGCCAGTTCCGCGCCTCCGAGTACGGCATCCGGCTCCACGGCTACGCGCTGCGGACGATCCCCTACACCATCGAGGGCAGCCCGTCGCCGACCCTGCCGCTCTCGGCCGAGGAGGAGTACGCCGTCCGGGCGTACGCGAGGAGCGCCGGGTACGACCTGCTCGCCCATGACCGCTCGCTGTTCGCGCAGTGGCAGGGCCAGACCAACAACAGCGACGTGTCGCCGACCCAGATGATGCAGATGTCGGCGAACTCCAAGCAGGACTGGGACCGCCAGCGAGGACTGATCCGCACCGTCCGCAAGTATTGGTGACCTGATGGACATCTCCAAGTCCATCTCGTATCGCGGGCTGGAGTTGAACGGGGCCACGCTGGAGACAGGCCGCACCCTGCGCGGGATCGCGGTCGAGCAGGTCGACTACTCGGCCGTGGACGCGGTGGGCTACACCGAGAAGCGCGCGGGCAGTGACGGTGTCCACGCCTCGGACGTGTATCTCGGCGGGCGCACGATCCAGATGAGCGGCCACATCTACGCGACCAGCCTCGCCGAGATGTTCGACTTCCTGCACGTGCTGCGGTCGGTGTTCAGCCCGACCTCCGCGTATCAGGACAGCCCGGGTGACCGGGGCTTCCTGCCGCTCCACTACCAGCAGTCGACCCTCGACCTCGACTCGTTCCCGTACGTCAGCGTGCCCGGTGGGGCTGACATCCCGGCTGGCGTCGTCCCGCTGTACATGAACGTGCGCCCGCAGCGCACGCCCACGTTCGCGATCAACCGTGACCGGCAGGACACCAGCAAGAACAACCACGGCACGCGGCCGACCGCCATCCCGTGGTCGGTGACCCTGCTGGCGAAGGACCCCCGCGTGTACATCGACCCCAGCAAGAGCGTGGACGTGTCGGGCGCGGCAGGTGCGTCGAACGTGGCGGGTGCGGCGATCAACCGGGGGGACTACGAGACGCCGCTCAACATCATGCTGGTGATCGGCGCGACCGTGCCGCCTGTCGGGGAGTTCCGGGTCACGGGCTTCAACGGCATCGACATGAAGATCAAGATCGAGGCCAAGGCCAACACGGTGTACCGATGGATGGGCGACGACCGTGTCCTCATGACGGAGGACATCTCGGGTGGGGCTGGCACAGCCCCGCTCGTCCTCCGCATGGACCTTGTCACGTTCGCGACCAAGAACCGGAAGCCGATGGTCCCGGCCTCGATCAACCCACCGTCCCGTCCCTTCAGCACACCGTTCCACTACTGGCGCACGGGCGCTGCTCTGGCTGCCGGGTCCCGGCTGTTCTGGAGTGAGGCGTTCGCCTGATGGCCGTCACGCGGCAGTTCGCCGCCAACAAGGCGAAGCAGATCAGGCGGGACAACAACGGGGCTGATCCGCAGGGCTGCGGTGATGACCGGCACATGCTGGTCGGCCCGACCGGTGCCGGTGCTGACGAGCGGCATTACCGCTCGCTCCTTCAGGTGGCGTGGAACTGGACCGGGGTCGCCCGCCTGATCAAGGCCGAACTCGCGATGAAGGTCGAGGACGACTCGACCCACTTCTCGATGGGGTCCAAGGCCAAGATCAGGGTGGAGCGGGCCACCGAGGGGTGGTCCGATGGGACCAACGGCGAGAACGTCTGGACCGCCGGTGACTACGAGGCCGTGTCCGCGACGGGCGGGGTCGAGAAGTCGCTTGCGATCAACCCCTCGACGGGCATGCCGCAGGACGAGGCGTGGCTGTTCGTTGACATCACGAACTTGATCAAGCCGGTCGTGCCCAAGTCGGTGAAGTACGTCGACAACACGGTCGGCGGGGGCGGCACCAACTACGGCTTCTACGTGAAGTCGCCGGGCGACCAGACGGTCAACTCGTACCGCGCGATCTTCCGCTCGTTCCATGACGGCACGGCCGGGAACCGCCCGTACGTCCTGATCACCTACGACCCGGTCAACCGGGCACCGACCGCGCCGACCCTGCTCAACCCGGGCACGACGAATGTCTCGTTCGGTGACGTGTTCGAAGGGCAGCACGCCGACCCCGACCTCGACCCCATGGCCGCACGGCTGATCGAGGTGTGGCTGAAGGACCAGACCGACGACGTAGGGAAGGTGGCGACGTGGACTCTTCCAGCCAGTCTCCAGTCCGCAGGCTCGGACGAAACCCAGACCGGGCGCTTCTCGGTTCCGCTTTCGCTCGCAGCCGCTGCGCTGAAGTTGCAGACCGACTACGAATGGCGAGCCAAGACGAAGGACCCGGCCGGTTTGTGGGGTCCGTTCTCAGCAGTCCGCGCCCTTCGGATCACGTCTTCGGCCCCGACGGTCCTCGCGACCGCTCTGGCCCCAGTGGCAGCGATGTCGGAGGCGCACTTCGGCGGAACGTACAGCGACCCGGAGGGGAACCCGCTCGCCCAGTTCGAACTCCAGATGCAGCCGGTGAGCGCGCACACGGACGCAGCGTTCGCGGACTCGTCAACGCGGGTGTGGGACACCGGAGTCGTACTCCCCTCCGCTGATGAGATCACCAGTGGCGTGATCGCCCGGCCGTACGGTGGCCGCCCCCTGACCGCCGGGACCTACACCTACCGGATCAGGGCACAGGACAGCAGGGGATCGTGGTCGCCGTGGTCGTACATCGAGTTCACCCTGACGGCCGACTTCAACCCCGACCTCGGCGACGTGGAACTCACCACCCAGATCGCCCGCAATGCGCCGGTCCGCGTCGCGCTCTACAAGATGGGCACCCTGCGCGGGCGTGGTGCGCTGATCGGGTACGTGGACGACCCGATGGACCTCGGGGCCAGCGCCTACCTCAACGGTGGCGGCGAGGTGTACTTCAGCCTCCCGGCACTGCACCCGTACTGCCCGTACATCGAGGCCCACCAGACCCACTTCGCGGTCGAGCAGTTCTACGGCGACCGCTACGCCACCAAGTTCGCGGGGATCATCACCGACTTCGATGCCGACACGGACAGCGTCGTGTTCTACGGCACCGACTACCTCGGCCTGCTCCAGACGGCGGTGGACGAGCGGTACGACCCGGCCAACGCCGAGAAGGCAGCGACCGGCACGGGCGGTGGCGGGTCCAAGTACATCGACAAGACCCTCGACTGGATCATCAAGGACCAGATCGACTACCACAAGAACCTGCCCGACAGCCCGGTCGGGTTCATCACCCGTGGTCCGATCACCGCCCTCGCCGAACGGGCCACGATCTACAGCACGTATGCCGAGTGCCTGCCGTTCATCACCGGCCTGATCGACTCACACAAGCAGGGCACGGGGCGCGAGGCGAGGTTCTACGCCAAGCCCACCAACGCCGACTTCAGCGCGTGGCAGTGGACGCTGGTCGACAACTGGGGCAGGGACCGGCCGAACATCGAACTGGAGTACGGCGGGCTGCTCAACGACTTCCGGGTGGTGGCGCTGGGTGACTTCGCGACACGGGTGCTGTCGGTCGGGCAGAAGCGCGGTGAGGTCAAGGTCTACCGGGCGGTGGGCAAGGGCGGGCTGGTCGAGAGCCAGTGGGGACGCCGGGCCAAGACCGCGTTCTTCCCTGACATCATCGACCAGAACGATCTCCAGCGCCGGGCGAACGAGAACGCCAACGTGCTGTCGAAGATCGGCAAGCGGATGGCGCTCGCGATCCGGGCCGACATGCTCACGCCGTTCGACGGCTGGGACCTCGGCGACAACATCCTGATCAGGATCGAGCGGGGCGTGGTCGACACGCTCCAGTACGGCAGCAGCGGCTACTGGACGATCTACGGCGTCGAGTGGCGGTACTACCCCGATGGGCACACGGACATGACGTTGACCGTCATGCCCAAGAAGACCTCGACCCCGCCCGACCCGGACCTGATCCCGTCGATCAACCCGGGCCTGCCGAAGGAGTGGCAGGTCGGGTACGGCGTGCCGGTCACGTTCGGGGAGCCGCCGATCAACACGCCCGAGGCGTTCGGGGTGGGCGGCGTCTCGTTCGTGGACGGCAGCGTGGTGATCACGCCACTGACCCTGCCGCTGTCGACGGACCCGATCACGTCCCAGTTCTACGAGGACCTGAACACCGGCTGCGTCTATGAGGTCGATGAGGACACCGGCCTCTACGCCGAGGTCTACTGCCCGCCCATCGATGGTGGCCCGCCACCGGGATCGGATACGACACCGCCCGCCGTGCCGACCCTCGTCAGCCTGACCTCCGCGCTGGTCGAGGATGCGACCGGGGCATCGCTCATCGAACTGCGGGCGACCATCACCCACCCGGCCGACGCCGATCTGTTCAGCACCAGCGTCCAGTTCACCTACGAGACGCCGGAGCCACCCAACCCTGATCCGGCGCTGGAGACGCCGATCTGGCTCAACGCCTCCGTGGTCAGCATCGGTCCCGAAACGACCGTGGCGGTGCTTCGTGGCGTGGCAGGGAACAAGCGGTACTGGGCGCGGGCCAACTCGCGGGACATCAGCGGCAACACCAGCGGGTACACCGCCACGGTCACCGCCGTCACGATCAAGGACGCGACCGCCCCAACCGTTCCGTCGGGCCTGACGGCCGTCGCGGGCTTCAAGGCCGTGGGCCTGAACTGGGACCCGTCGACCGCTGCCGACCTCATGTTCAACGAGATCAGGTACGCCCCCGACAACGGGGCCGGTGCCCCGGACACGACTGCGTCGACATGGACCCCGCCTGCCATCAGGGCACGCGTGAACACGGTCGTCATCACCGACTTGCCGGTGGCCGATCCGCCCACGGCGTACTGGTTCCAAGTCCGGGCTGTCGACTACTCGGGCAACGTCGCCACCAGTGACGCCGTCGCCACCCCGGTCGACTACCTCGCCAACCCGGAGGCGGGCTGGTCGGCGCAGGTGAGCGCCATCCCGACCCTCGTCGGGGCCGAGGACATGGCCTTCGATGAGGTGGTCACGAACTTCCTGACCACCGGTGAGATCGACGCCGGGATGATCACGGCGGGCACGATCAAGGTCAACTCCATCGGGGATGGGGCTGATGGGATCGAGGTCTGGCAGGGCACGAAGCGGGTCGGCTACTGGAATGACACCGGCCTGTACGTGGGCAAGACGGCCGACGGCCTGCCCGACGACCTGTCCTCGTCCGACTACGTTCGGATCACGGATGCGGGCATCACGGTCTACCTCGACGGCGTGGCCCAGACCGCGATCACGCCCGACGGGATCAACGCGACCGCGATCAACTTCGGCCGCCTGCCCGGTGGCATGAACCTCGTCAAGAACTCGTCGTTCGAACTGGCCGCGTTCTCGGCCAACGTCCCGACCGCCAAGACGTGGACGGCTACGGCAGACTGGACCGGCACCCAGCAGACGAACACGAACGGCACCAACGGCGCGACCGCCGTCACCGTCACGGCGAGTACCTACTGATGCCGACCACGAACTTCCCGGTCACCAAGGACGCGTGCATCGCCCGTCGCGAGAGCGACAACTACGATCAGGGCAAGGGCACGTCGAGCGGGCTGGCGTTCGGCCTCTACGCGGGCTACCGCTACCGCACGCTGCTGGGCTTCTCGATCAACATGTCGGGCTGGGTGTCGATCACCGACGCCAAGTTGCACTACCGGACGAGCAGCCAGATCAGCGTCGCCTTCGGGTCCAGTCCCGAGGTCCACTGGTCCCGCATCACCGAGGCGTGGTCCGAAGGATCGTCGTCGGGTCTGAGCGCCAGTAACGCCGTCATCTACCCGGGACCCGCCACCACCGGCACCAACTCGGCCGACGACTCGCTGCCCACCTCCGAGGGCACGTGGACCTACCGCACGGTCACCGCGATGATGCAGGACGTGCTGGCGGGGTCGCCGTTCTACGGCATCCGTGGCATCGCGTGGGACGGATCGGCCGAGTCGAACTCGTCGTCGGACGTGGGCGAGATTTACTCCCGCGAGCAGGGGTCGGACGCGTATCTGGAGATCACGTACACGACCAACCGCGCCCCGAACGCGCCGACCCTCGCGGTCACCGGGCAGGACGGCGCGGGCGTGGTCGCATCGCAGACCCCGAACATCGGGATCACGATCACCGACCCCGACGCCGGTGACAACCTCACCCAGTACCAGTGGCAGGTCGCGAACAACACCGCGTTCACGACCCCGGTCAATGACACCACCGTGTCTGGATCGTGGGCCTCCGGCTCCGTCGTGAATGCCGTGCCCTCCACGCTCACCCGTGGCACGACGTACTACGCCCGGGCACGTGCCTACGACGGCACGTCATGGGGCGCGTGGTCGGCGACCAAGACGATCATCATCGCGGCCAACCCGGTCGTCACCCTGACCGAGCCGTCGGCTGCCGGGCGGCTGGGCAAGACCTCGTACGACGCAGGTTCCGGTTGGCTCAGCCCGAGGCTCAACGTCGCGTGGTCGTTCACGTGTCCCGATGGCGGCACGCAGGCCTCGTACCGGGTGGAGATCAACAGCGACAGTGCCGGGTCACCCGGTGCGTCGTTCAGCGACTCGGGCACGGTGGCCGACTCGGCAGCGAGGAGCCGCATCATCGGGGCCACGTTCGTGGAGGGGTCGTACTACCACGTTCGGGTCACGGCCACGTGTTCCCATGGGATCACGGTCACGGTCGGGTACTACCGGATCAGGGTCCGCTGGGCGGTCATCACCCACGCCTACGACATGGGTGCCACGGCGATCACCGGCCTCAGCCTCGCCAACCTCAGCGTGACCGACGAGACGAATGGCGGGCAGGGCAGGGTCACGGTCGAGTACGCCACCCTGTCGGCCGCGCCACCGACCGCTCCGTCCTCGTCGGCGTGGAAGAACAGCATCGCGTCGGCTGGCCTGCTGCGCTATTTCTGGTACCGGGCGTGGCTGCTGACGTGGGGTGCCAGCCCGGCCGTCAGCCCGGCACTCAACGAGTTGAAGATCACCCACTCCACGAACCAGATCATCCCCGACAACTGGACCCGTGAGGATGCCGCCAACGCGGCGGGTGACGTGGGCGCGTACGTGTACGGCACCAAGTCGCTGCGCATGCTGGGCAAGGGCAGCAGCCACGTCGCCTACCAGCAGGTGCCGGTCAACACCGACACGTGGTACACGCTCTCGGCCCGGGTCCAGAGCCTCGGCAACTCGGGCGCGTACGTCGATCTCGCCACGGGATCGGGTGGCGGGCAACTCGTCTACACCACGCCGAAGACGGCGACGACCGACTTCGAAGACCCGGGTTCCAAGGTGTCCGCAGTCGCGTGGTATTCGGGATCGGCGACCTCGGTCTACGTCCGGTGCGTGATGAACGGGGCCGTTGGGACCACGGCGTGGTTCGATGCCGTGAAGTTGGAGGCGTCCACGGTCGTGACCCCGTGGTCGCCGGGCTACATCGCGAACGCGGTCGTCCTCGACGCGGGCGGCCTCCAGATCGATGCCCTCGCCGGTGGCATCTTCCGCCTCCGGGGCAGCGACGGGGCCGCACGGTCCGAGATCACGCTGGGCACCAACGGCCTGCTGTTCGGTGGCGACACGCCGTTCTCCTCACCCGCGCCCGGCGCACTCCGCATCGGGCCAGCGGGTGGCAACGACGAACGGCTCCAGATCGGCGATGACTCTGAGTTCTCCGACGTGGATGTCGCCAATGCCATCGGGCTTCGGGGTATTCAGGACGGCAGCGCGGGCGAGATCATCTTCGGGAACGGCAAGGACACGAACATCAAGCGTGGCGGCGCGAACCTGCTCCAGACCGACGACACGTTCCAAGCCGCCGAACTGCGGGTCATCGGCGGGCAGATGTACCGCTACGTTCCGCTGGCGACACACCAGACGGTGTACGGCGGGGCGACGACGACGGCTGACATCGGGCAGTCGCACTCGGTAGAGATCACGTCAATCCCGGCTGGCACGGCCAAGGCCGTGAGCGTGCAGTTGGTGGCGAAGCACAGCGTCGTGTCACCGTCGGGGCGGTTCCGGGTGTACGACTACGGATCGGCAGCCCAGTACCTGATCGAGGGAACGCCCGGAGTCGTGGCTAACCAGTACATGATCACCGAGTGCCACTTCGTCCTGTGCGGTGGCACGAACAACCGGCAGATCGACTTTGGTGTCTCGATGGGAACAGCCGGAACGATCACGTACACCTTGATCGTGAACGGCTACTGGACGGCGGTGTGATGGGCGAGTATCTGCATCCCGAGTGGGCCGGGATCGACCCGGCCGAGGTCAGCGAGTACCTGCGTGAGCAGGGCTTTCACGTGCAGACCGACCTGCACGAAGGTGCCCTTCGGATCACGACGGACGGGGACGCGTCGGCCGCTCTCGCCGCCTTCGAACCGACCAGCACCATGGACCGCGAGAACCCGCTCTCTGGGACCTACGTCCCGCCGCTCCCCCCGTTCATGCGCGACCACGTCCAGCACTTGCGGGACTACCGGAACGCCGTGCGTGGTGGGTCACAGCCGACCAACGCGCAGACGGCACACGCCGTCGCGGACCTCATCGACGCGGTCCGGTACCTCAACGCACGGCTGACGGACGACGAGGAAACATGAGGTGAGACGATGGACGTGACCATCCCCGACATCTTGGTGATCATCGCCCTGATCTTCGCCGTCGTGGTGCAGGTCGAGGCACGGGGCCGCGACCTCTCCGTGTGGGCGATCATCCTGATCTGCGTGGCCCTGCTCTGGAGTTCGTTCGCATGACCGAGATCGATCCCGACACCGACATTGTGGAGGACGATGACTTCACGTCACCGCCCGATCCCAAGACGGAGCGGGAAACCGATCCGGCAGACGAGGAGAAGTGATGGCAACACCGAGGAAGTCCAAGGCCATCACGGGCCTGTACGGCACGCCCCAGCCCATCGGGCCACGGCCGACCCCGACGGTCAAGGCACCGAAGCCCGCCGGTAGCGCACCGAGGGCCAGCGCCCGGGCACGCGCCGTGGCCTCACCGAACGCGGCCTTCAACCGGCAGGGTGCGATGCCCACCCGCCCGGCCAAGCAGCCCAAGGCACCCGGTCGGCCCATCGACCAGACCGCTAAGGCGGCGAAGGTCGCCAAGGTCGCCAGCCACCTGATGAAGAAGAAGTGATCTGATGCCCGTCCCGACGTACAAGTACGGGAAGGTCACCGGGCTGACCCCTGACCTGAAGATCGTCAGCGAACGCGGCGA